CGAAGCTACAGACCTCCACTGGAATGTTGGCCGTCCCGCCGATGGTGCAGAGCGCGCGAATGCTCACGCAGTCGCCAGGCGCGAAGCCGTTGACGGTTGTGAGATCCGCGGCGGCATCGTAGCTGCCCGGACTCGCCTTGAGCGTGATCGTCACAGGCACGGCCGTCACCGCGCCGTTCCGGCTGAGGACGCCGACCGGCAGGGCGTCGGCGTCCGCCGCGACCCCTGCCGCGTTGGCCGTGGTGAACGGGTTGTGTGTCGTCATGCCGATCTGATAGGGCATCCTACGTCACCCCTCGCTGGGCGGCTATCGCTTTCGGCAGGCCCCAGGCCGGCCACGCTGCAGGCCCTGCGGAGAACATCGGGTTCTGTGCTGGGAGCGGAAACGCAGACACTCCACTGAGCGGCCAGTAGCGAAGTAGGTGCGCGACCTCGACCGCAGGCGCGCGAAGTTGCGGATTGTTCGCGAGCGTGAGGATCTGCGGGAGTGTGAGCGCCGAATCCCAGACGGCGAAGTCCTCGATGTTGCAGGTGAGCCAGATAGACCAGGAGGTCGCCCCCGTATGCAATGATCCGAGGGCGAAGTCCCGGGCGGTCAGGGTGCAGGTCCCCGTAGTGTCGTCGGAGCCGCTCGCTGCCGCCTCTAGGACGCCGTTCAGGTACAGGTTGATGGTGTCCGCGATCGGGTCCCGCACGATGGCCGCGTGTCGCCACACGTTGTCGTTGACTACGGTATCTCCGATTCGGCTGCTGCCCGCATTCCCGTCGTCAAAGAAGTTGAGCTGACATCTGAGCGTCCCGCCAGAGTCGGCCAACAGCAGCCCGAATCGCGCAGCGGTCGCGGAGACCTGCCCGCCGAAGAATGCACCCTGCGCGAGGCTGGGCGTCTTGAACCAGCACCCCACCGTGAACGGGACACCCTGCGCCCAGGTCGGGCCGTACCAGGTCCTGATGTGCTGGTTCACGCCGTTGAAGGAGACCGCCACTAGCACCATCTCCCAAACACGCATCCGCCCAGGTCCGCGAGGTTGTTGGCCGCGGCGTCCACCTCCACGATGATGAGCGAGCCCGCCGCCACAAGCCTGCCGGCCTCGGGGTACCCCGTGTTGTAGGTGAGCGTCCCGTTCGCCAGGCTGTGCGCCATGCTCGGACGGTTGCCCGTGGTTGTGAAGATGGTCGTGCCCGGCACGCCTGGGCTCGCGCCCACGAGCACGTCAATGAGCGTGGGGCCAGCGCCATCCCCGTTGTCCACCGCCCAGCAGCACACCCCGTCAATCCAGAACCGCTTGTCGCGCGGCACCGCGAAGAAGGCGATCTGATCGGCCGTCACCGCGCCGGCCTTGAAGAAGTCGAACTGGTGAGGGATCAGCCCCCACTGCCTGAGGTCCACGAGCGCCGAGAGGGTCGGCGTGGCCCACGTCACGATGCAGAGGGTCAGCTCGCCGGAGGTCGGCGCCCCCGTCTTCGCTTTGTAGGGCGTCACGTCGTCCGTGGGGTCCACGTACACGTAGTAGGTGTCGTCGGCCAGAGCCGCGAACGCGACGGTGCCCACGCCGCTGTATCGCTTCCCCTCGCAGTACCCCTCACCCGCGGCAATCAGGATGTTCGTCCCGCTCACGGAGGGCGTGAGCCCGGAGATCACGCCGTTCAGGAGGTGCGCCTCCATGCGGTCCTCAAGCTCGGCCTGAATCCCGTCCGCGTTGTCGTTGTGGGCGGTACTGGAGTAGACCTCCCGCGTCGCCAGCGCGTACTTGTCCGCATATTTCTGGTACATGATTCGCCCTCCTCAGGGTCCGACCAGCGCGAGCGTGTCCACGAACGACAGATCGGAAAACAGCCAGTCGAGCAGTTCCTCGTCCCCGCGTGCAAGGTCCATGTCCGCCATGCCCGCATCCGCGATCAGCCAGGTCGGGCCGGGGCCTGCGCAGCAGAAGTCCACCTCGCCGATGTCCGCCACCAGCAGCGGCACCTCGTCAAGCTCCTGCGCGCCGACCGCCCCTGCCCGGATGTCCTCGAACGCCGGCAGGCTCCCGGCCGCCGAGGGCTTGCGCCCCAGGGCCCTTCGAGCCGCCGCGATCGCCTGGTACTCCTCAAGGGCCATACTCGACGATCCTCCCGACGTACTCGACCTCAGCCTCAAGCTCCGACCAGGAACCCTTCTCGGCGACGATCTGGAAGATGCTGTCCGTCGCGATGTTCAAGTTGTCCGTCTGCACCTTCACGAAGTGGTCTGGCCCCAGCGCCTTCGGGCTCGTCTTCCACACCAACACGTTAGCCCACTTCTCGCGCTCGGTCAACTCTCGCTGCGCCAGGAGCGCAGCGGACGAGGCATCCTCGTCCACGATCACCGACCACCTGTCCTCCCCGATGTACCTGTCGTCCGTGTCGAGCTTGTGGCTGTTCACGTTCGCCGCAATCGCCATCGTGGTCTGGTGCTCACGCTGCACGATCGCGAGCACGTAGTTCCTGAACTCCTCGATGCTCGTGCTCGACTCAAGCGGCATGTAGACCACGTCCGTTGCCGTGAGCGTGTCCTCGTCGAGCGTCCAGTCGGGAACGCCGCTATAGATGACGGGAGAGTAGGGCGCGTAAACCCCGTAGGCATTCTGCCCCCATTTGAGGCCCAGGCTTGTCGTCACATCGTCCACAGCCCCCGTGAACCCCTGGTCGTGCCCATACCGGAACCGCTCCTTGCTCATGGGGTCAAGGTCCGGGATCACCAGGGTCTCCAGCGCCGCCGGCACCGAGATCAGCGCTGCAGGCACCCCCGCGCGCCCGAACACATGTCGCCACCAGGGGCCGAGCTGCCAGCCGCACGGGCTGACTGAAAAGATCATGTAGTGGAACATCAGGCGAGCGTCAACGCCGTCGCGCGCCGTCATCTCCACGACGCGCCCCTGCACGTCCTCCTGCGGCTCCGCGGCACTGATCTTCGGGGCGTCCAAGTAGCCGGTGAACTTCCGCCAGTAGGTGGCCGGGGGGATCGCAGGCGTCAGCGCAATGTCCAGCGTGATCTTGTCGTTCCCCCGCCAGGTCGGAATCGTCGCGGGGTCCTCGCTCCTGATCGTGAACGTGCACTCCGCGCCCCGCCACTCGTTCGTCCGCCGCCAGGTCGCCTCCACAATATCGCTCACATCGGCCATAGCGCCCGCTGCGGCGCGCAGGATCGCCGGGGCGTAGGTATCTGCCCGCCAGAGGATCGGGCGCTTGTAGGGCTCTGTAGCCGTCGCCGTGATGAGCGGCCTGTAACCCAGGGGGTTCAGCGGGTCAACCTCCGTCGTTGCCGCGAGCGCCGTTCCGCCGGGCACGCTCACGCTCACCTTGTGGTTGAGCGCTGGGTTCCACCCCGCCGGCACCGCGACGTACGATCGCGGACGCAGCTCGCAGCGGGGGCCGTAGACCAGCGGCTGAGGAAGCACCATCCCCTGGTGCCCCGCGAACCCCACGCTGAGCTTGAACGTCCGCGGCTGCCCATCCGTGATGTCCGGCCGCTTCACCAGCCAAGCCGACCCCGAGCGATCCGCGCCGAACGCGATCCGCAGATATGGTCCGATCTGCTCCACCCACACGATCTGCTCGACGGGCTCCTGACCCGACACCATCGCTGCCCCGCCCGCGTCCTGCCACTCGGCGAACTTCTGCCGGTCGGCGGGGTCGGTGCTCGGAACGTACCAGAGCGTCGGATACTTCTCCAGGTCCGTGAACCCCGGCAGGCGCAGGCTCCACTGATGGGGGATGTCCCCCGCGACCGTCGCGTCGAGCCCGATGCACACCGCCGGGATCGCCGTCTCCCCCGCGATCGGCGCATACCGAAGATACCGCACGACGAAGTTCTGCGCGCTCCACTTCGAGGTCGCGACCCCATACGCTCCCGGCCCCGGCTGGAAGAACCCAAGGTGCGGGACCTGCCAGCCGCCCGAGGGCTGAGTCGCGCGCCACCAGGAGGTGCTCGCGCCATAGAGGTCAAACTGCGAGAGGGCAGAGAGCGCTGCATCCTGAGCGCACCTCCCCTGGGGTCCCGCGCACTTGAGTTCCGGCACGATCTCCCACTCGCCCGTGTCCCAGTAGGTTCGCCAGTCAGCTCCGAAGGCCGGCTCGTTCGCGTAGGAGGACATGTGCGCCTTCGTGCAGTAGAAGCCAACGTTGTGCGCCTGGCCCCCGACGTACTTGCTGGCCGCCCGCCCGCGCACTTGGTCGCCGATGGTGTACCCGGTGACCGCTGCCCACTCCGCCTTGTCGTCCCATCGCAGACCCCACTGCCACACCGGCTGATTCGGGGCCTCCGGGTCCTCGTCGAACCCCCAGCACATTCCCCATCCGTGGGTCTCTATCAGCCCGTCTATGGCAGGCGGGCCGCGCTGGACGCGAATGAGGTCTGGCATCTCCCGGGTCAGGTAGCCCATCAGCAGGCGCTCCAGTGCTGCCCGTAGTCACGACTCACGTAGTCTGCCATCGCGTTCCCCACGGCCAGGCTGACCACGATCTCCGCCGTGGGCAGGAACTCAATCGCGGGCTGCACCAGGTTCGACGCCGCGATCTCGACGGGCGCTGACCAGGTAGCCCCCTCGTCCTCCGAGAACAGCCAGTACGCGATGCCCGTCGCGAGGTCCACCCCGGCGGCGTACAGGATGCCGTGATCCTGCGCGATGTCCGCCATGCCCACCGGCATCTCTGTCACCTCCGCCCAGGTCTCCCCGTCGTCGTAGGAACTGTGAACCCGGCTCTGCTTCCCGCTGATCCAGTGCGCCGCGATCACGACCTGGCCCGAGGGCATCGCGGCGATGGACGGGTCCGACCAGCCCGCGATCTGCGTCACCGTGAACTCCGCCGCCCAGCCCGTCTGCGGATTCGGCCTCTGGTGGAAGCGCACCCGCCCCCGCCGGATGTACGTCTGAAACCATCGGCCCGCCGCCTCGCATACGTTCGCGGGGTCCCGCCGCTCAAGCGCAATGGCGGGTCCCCAGGTGGCCTCCGTGTTCACGATCGCGAAGCTCATGGCGTCACCGGGTCCCGAAGATCGTAGGCGTCTTCCTCGAACAGCTCGGTCGCGATGTACCGGCCCCAGTCATCCGTCTTCGCGATCGCCACAACGGTCTGCGTCCCCGCGGCCAGGACCTCGACCTTCTCCCCCGGCCCCGCCCGCTCCCATGCCTGCCCTGCGATCTCGGGGTAGTGCGCGATCCCCTCTAACGCCCCGCGCACCACCATCCCGAGGTCCCAGTGTACCACGTAGGGGATGCACTGCGCGGGCTCCAGCTGCTTCGCTTTGAGAATGGCCTGCAGCTTTCCCTTCGTCGTCGCGTCCTCTGAGGTGTGCGTCTGCCGCAGGTAGAACGCGTAGGGCGTCGTGGTGTTGCCGTCGCCGTCGTCGAACGGGCCAGGGGAGTCCGCCACCGCGTCCTCCACAACCGCTTCGAACCCCTCCTGCTCGTTCAGCCACACCGCGATCTCCGCAAGGGCCAGCTCGTCCGTGTTTGAGTCGAAGTGCGGAATGCCAGTCTCCTGCCCATCCTGCAGCACGTTCGGCGTCGTCCGCTGGAAGCACCGCCCACCACTCACGCGCCCCACGAGGCAGAGCACGTCGTCGCGCGTGATCGCCCAGGGCACCCGTACCCCGATGGCCGGAGAGTCGTCGTCCGCCCGCTCATCGCCGGTCGTCGGGTTGTACCGCTGCAGCTCCATCGAGTCGAACACGATGCCGTCCCCGGCCACCACGCCCGTGAAGCGAACGGTCTTCACGTGGAGCAGGCACGGCTCGACGCGCTCAAGCGGGTTCATCAGGTCCACGCGGTAATCTGTCGGCAGGCCGTTGTCGGCCTCCAGGGCGAGCACGTCCCAAGTCCACGTCTCCTCCGTCGTCGAGAGGTCCGCGGCGTAGACCGTGTTCACGATCTCCAGCCTGAATGCGCGATCCCCGGCGGCCGTCCAGGAGAGGACGGCGGGCAACTTCAGGAACCCGTAGTTAGACCAGTTGCAGATGTCGTGGAGGGCGTCCTGCCTGCGCTGCTTGTGGAAGCCCGCCATCCCCTCCGCGATGAGGATGTCAGGATAATCGTCAACGAGGGTGCGCTCAGCCCCGCCTGACCCGCCCGGCGCCACCGCGATCGTTGTCAGGTCCGCGCCGTTCGTGCAGGAGACGCCGACGCTCCCGCCGGTGGCGGCCCAGTTGCTCTTTCGCGAGCCGCTTCCATCCGGGAACTCGACCTCGATGCTCGGCTTGTGGCTCCACGCGATCACGTCGAGCGGGATGAGCTGCGTCCTGTTCGACCAGTTCCTGAGGGGATGCTCGACGACGCCGAACAGGTCCGCGTTGGCCTCGCTGTTGCCCGCCGCCCAGGGGCCGTAGAAGCGGAGGAACAGCTGCGGGTTCGTGTAGAAGGGCGCGTAGGTGTTGGCCGGGTAGGTGGCCCAACTCGTCTTCCAGATCTGGGTGTGGTAGCCGTCGAGGTCCTCCACGACGCGGTACGCGCCCCCTGTGGGCGCGAGCATGGACACGGCGTCCACCACCTGCGCCTTGCGGTGGTCAGTGTTCCACTTCCGGACCAGGATCGGGCCAGCATAGCCGATCTCATACGGCCCCCAGATGTCGTCAGCGCCGTTCACGGTATGGAGACGCGCTCCGTCGGGAACCGCCACACCATTGAGTTCCAGATCGGTGAAGGCGACAGTTGATCCTCCGCCTGCAAGCCCCGAGGCCGTCAGCGTCGCGTGAGGCCCCGCCCAGGCGTTGGCGAACGCGGTCGCGACAGTCCCAGCCGCCCGGCTGTGTGAGTAGCCGCCGAACACCATGTCCGCGGTCGTGTCCGCGTCGCTGCCCCAGTTCTCCTTCAGGCTGAGTTCGTCAGGGTGTGCTACACCCGCGAGGGGGTAACGCAGGGCCTCCCCGCCGACCGCCATGTAGAGGTCCTGCTCGTCGAACGTGAGGGTGAAGGGGACTTCGAGGTCAACCGCAGTACCGATAGACGCGTTCGCGAGGAAACTCCAGGGAACCGTGCCCAGCTCGCCGCCGAATCCGAGGACGTACCACGCCTGACGATGAACCGGGGGAGGCAATGCCTCCTGCGTGAGGTAGACCTGACAACTCCAAAGAGCGGGACCGCACTGGAAGAGCACGGTCCCGCTCGGCGATTCTCCTGCCCCGACCTCGAAGTGAAGCTTGACCTTACCCGTCAGTGTGAACGTCGGGGCGACGACTGCCGTCTTCAGCCACGGTCCCCAGGCGACTGGCATTCCACTGCGCCTCTCGTGCCCGCAACATTCCCACGACCGTCGCTTCCTGTCCCTGGGTCTTCATCGCGGCGGCCGTCAGAAGTGCGGCGTCTTGTGCTTCGTCGGGCTTGTCAAACGTGGCCTTCGCGAACTGCGGGTAACCCGTCGCCGATGGCGACAACACCGCGCTCCACTTCCCGCCGTCCTCCCGGATCACCACGAACGCCTGCGGCTCCGCCTGCTCCTTCGGCCTCGCCGTCGCCACCGTCAACACCACCAGCGCCGCCAGCACAATCCCGATCACGACCTTCTGCATCTCGCTTCCCTCCTGCTCGCGACTCGTGCGACCAGAGGGAGTATACCACACCCATGTTAACGGGATGTAAACGTGCTCAGTTCGAGCCGCTGACCAATCGCCCTGAGTGCGCTGAGCGGAAGATTCGGTTGATCACCTTGACCGTCTTACCGTCCAAGAACTCCTGCGTGCTCTTCGCATCGAGGGAGACTTGGATTGGGATTTCCTGTGGGACAGGCGGCGCCCAATAAGGATTGGCATCCCTATAGGGTCCGCTGTATCCGCCATATCCACCCTGCCCAGCGCGCATTCGGCCCGATAATGCTGTGTTCCGCGCCATCCTATCGCTGACCGGCTGCTCCCCCCACCACCGCTGAATCGCCAACTCTTCCGCCGTCACGCCGCCGGTAATTCCCCCCTGCCACAACTCCCCCATGGTCGTTCTGATTTTGCGTTTCGCCATGAAGTTGAATATTGCATCGCTGTCTCCCGGAGGTGCTATCCCTGCCGCCTGCATCTGCGCCTTCGTTGCCGCCCACCCTTTTGCTCCGGCCTCTTTCCCCTGCTGCCACATCCTCGTATCGTCGAGAATGAGTTTGATGTCTAACATAGCTCCAAGCATCGCCGCTGCAAGGCCCGCGGTTCCAACGAGGGCCACCCCAATGGGCGCGGCGGCGACACCTGCGGCTGCCGCTCTGGTACCTGCGGCTGCCGCGCCTACGCCCGCTGCCGCCACGGGGACTTCCGCCGCCATCGCCTGAGCACCCATTGCCAGCAATGAGGCGTCGCGAATGGCGAACCATCCATCGCGTATCTTTGGGAGAGCCATTCCGAGCACTCCCAGAGCCGTCAAAACCACTCCGCCTGACCCCAGCCCGTACGTGACGCCTCTCACGAACTTGTCGTTCGACTTAGCCCATTCGTTCCAGGAAGACGTTGCCTCCGTGACTTTGTCCACCACATCCTTGATCGTCGGAAGAAAGGTTTCCCCCACCGTCGCCTTCAAATTGGTAAACGCGTCGGAGAGGTTAGACACCTTACCCGTCAGCGTCTCCGAGAATCGAGCCATTCCACCTTCAAAGCGAGTCTTCGCAACCTTTTCAATTGCAGTTGTCAGCGCCTTCACATCCTCGGCGCTCGTTGCCGCAAGTCCTCCGGCTGCGCTGGCGTGTGCGCCGAACTCCTTCAAAACACGACTGGATATGCCCATCTCCTTCAGGCGCTCGGACTCCCCCACGGTGGCCTTCGCTACCGCAGCTGCTGCGTCCGTGATATCGCGAGCCATGCCCGCAGCCATGTCCCCCGCAAGCGGGAGCCAGTGCTTCGCGTCGAGCCCGTAGGCCTCAAGTTGCGCGGCTGCCTGCGTGATTCCCTGAATCTCGAACGGCGTCTTGGCAGCGAACTGCACGATCCAGTCCCGCATCTCAAGAGCCTTGGACTTACTGCGATACAACGTCTCAAGCTGAACCCCGAGGTCCTCGAACATCGAGGCGGAGCGCACGGCTGCTGTCGCCATCGCCCCCAACGTGCCAGTTGTGGCTATACCCAGAGCCACCATCTTCCCACCAATGGCAGTGACTCTTCGCTCCCAGTTCTCCATCTTGAAATCCATCTTGCCGAGCGGACCGGTTAGCCGGTCAACGGCACTCACGATCACCTGCACGCTAAGGGACATCAGGCATTCCTCTTCGCGTCGCGCTCAGACCACTCCAAGCATAGCTCGTCCATCTGCAGCACCGTCAGCGCCAGCACGTCAGGAACCGTCCACCCCGTCCGCTCGATGATCGTCACGACGTTGGCTCGCCAGGCTGGGGGCTCGGGCTTCCCTCCGCCCCGCTTTCTTTTGGGGGTGCGGGCATCATGGAGTTGATGAACTCCTCCACCAGACCGCTCGGCTGGACGACCTTACCGCTCGCGTCCTGCAGCTCCACCCGGAAGTCCGCGACCCCCAGCAGCCCTCCGACTTCCTCAAGCGTGATCTTCTCCTGCCGCGGCTTGAGCATCCGCCAGAGGATCCAACGGCGGATCGTGAAGAACCTCGCCGGGTCAGTGATCGCCTCGCTCCACGACCCGAACTCGCTCTCGAACGCCACCAGGTCATTCCCCGTGAGCGCCGACAGGATCATGTCCTGCCCTGCGATCTGCACGGCTCGCGTCCCGCCACCGATCTTCTGTAGCTCCGTCAGTAACATCGCGGCCTGCCTCCCTACGGTCCTACCGGCGTGAGCGCCACGGCCAGCCCAGCCGCCGCCGAGCGCCAGGTGTACTTCCATTCCTTCGGCGTGTTCGAGTCCACGGTCGGCGCAGAGTGCGTCTTATAGCGCGCGCCCGTGATGTTGATGACGCAGGTGTCGCCAATCCCGTTCGCCCCCGTCAGCGTGACGATCCTATCGTGCGGGAGCGGCGCGGCGATCAGGCCGGTGTTGGCGAGGGTCAGGGGCTCCAGCATCGTGATATCCCCGCTGACCTCCTCGATCCCCATGAACCGCGCATTCGGCGCCCGGGCAATGGTCGGGGCTGTGTTCGCCGATCGCCGGTAGCTGACGTTGTTCGTGAGGTTCGCGGAGAAGCCCACAGCGTGGCACTCTCCCTGGTCAGTCACGATCACGAACTCCCAGTCCTCGAAGTCATCATTCGGCACCCCGGCGTAGATGCCCGTATCGCTGACCTCCACGTCGAATGAGCTGAAAGCGATGTTGCCCTTCAGCCCCTCGCCCTCTGCGTAGGTGAGGCCCAGCGAGTCAATGACGGCCGTCCTGTAGAGCAGCCCCCAGGTGTCCATCCCGCCCCAAAACATCATCTCCGTTAGAGCGCCCGAGGGATAGGATGCGCGGAACGCCGCGGCGATCAGGTCTGCCTCCTGCACCGTCACATAGAACTCGGCGCTGCCGCCGAGTTTGAGGACTCCACCCTTTCCGATCACGCGCCCGCTCGCGCCCATGCGGTCGCGACCGTCCGCGTCAATGCTCGTGTCGCCGCCCGTGAGGATAGACAGCCCGCTCGCCGGCACCGCCGGCGACGCCGCGGTCGGGTCCCATGCGAAATCCTCGAAGATGCCCGTTCCCGGAATACCCATGTGATCATCCCCTCAGCGTTCTGTACTGCACCGTGATCTCCGCGCCCCGGAACAGTTCCTTGGGCTCCAGCATCTGATACTCACGCGCCGCCGCGGCGCTCGCCCGGATAACCTTCGCGCCGCCGATGGTCCTGTTCGCGTGGAGCAGCTGACTGAACTCCTCGATCAGGTCGAGGCGCATATCCTCGCAGGCCTCCGTCTCGTCGTCCACCACGCCCAGTTTCACCGCGCACGTCCATTCGTTCCACCAGCGGTTGTTTGAGCCCGCTGCCACCTCACCGTCGGGCATCTGGTCAAGCTCGACCATGACGAAGCACTTCTGCCCCGACGCGAGCCGAATGCTGCGCATCGTCCCCTTGCGCACAACCGCGCTCGCCAGGGGCTCCACTCCCCATGCTCGGATCAGCACGATCAACGCGTTGATGAAGTCCTTCGGGGCGACGTATGGCATCGAGTCACGCTCCAGGAAACAACTTGCCCGCCGCCGCGTCTATCCGCGCCCTGATCTTCTGGCGAGCAGCATTGAATGCAGGGATTAGGTAGGCGCGCTTCGGAATCTTCACGCTGCGCATGTACACCCACTCCCCATCCTTCCCGCGAAAGCGTAGGTATGGATGACCGATAGGCGTGATGGTCGCCCCAAACTCATGAACGGCGCCATCGATCGCCTCGGGTCCCACCGCCACAAGAAGTTCCGCCTCATGGGGTATCATCACGATGCTCCGCCCGAGGTTCCCTTGGGATTCGCCCGTCGTGTTAAGCTTCTGCTTGACGTTGATCTTTGCCCCGCGGACAACGTCCATGCCCCCGAGCTTCACCGCACCCCAGATAGAGGCGCGTAACTTGCGCGCAGCATCGGCGAGGACCTTGAATGCGTTGCCGGCCACTTGCACTTTGAACACTGGTCAAGCCTCCACGGTCATGCGAAACAGGTTCACGAGAACCTGTTCCCTGGCCCCGTCGCCGACTGGCGACGCCCCGCCCATGATGGTTTGCTTTCCGAGGACCAGATAACGCGGCCGCTCGTCCGCGGGGATGGTGTGCCCGTCCTGTCCATAGCTGATCTCGCGCACGGGGACGAGTGACGAGCCCGACTCGATGTAGGCGTGGTTCTCACAGTACGCTGCGTGGGTGACGGGGTTCGTGTACTCGTTCTCAGTGGCCTGCCGCTGCGCCAACGTAGCCGTCTGCAGATGGACGCGCAGGTACACCTCGGTCTCTACCCAGGCGGCGACGTTCACGTCGCCCTCGGCTGGCCTATCAACGCGAACAACATGGGAGATCATCATCTCCGTCGCGTCGCGCTGGAAGTCGGCCAGGGTGACCTGCCTCATGGCGTGCGCACCTCGTCACTGCGTTCCAGCAGCACGTTCGTCTCCTCGGAGAACGGGTCCCAGGACGGCGTAACGATGGCCTCAAGCGGAACGTCCGCGAGCGCGGCCTGCTGCTCGCGGATTGCCTTCGCCTGAGCAAGCAGCTCCTTCGCGACCTGCGATAGGTCCTCGCTCACCCCGCCGCGACTGATCCGCACCGCGATCTTCGCGCGGTCGCGGGCCATGATCTCCAACAGCAGCGCCGCGGCCAGGGGATTGCTCCCCTCCAGTGAGAGCGCCGCGGCGACCTCTTCGTCCTCGAAGCAATGGTTCACGTGGTCGGTGTCGGGGACGAGCATCCTGATTTGCCCGATGTCGGTTGTCAGATCGTAGGTGAACGCCATCGGCTCGCCTCCGCTTCTGGAAAAAGGGGGCCGGCCAGTCGCCTGACCGGCCCCGTGCCCCTGCCGCCCTCAGCCGCCGCCGGCTGAAGCTGCTTAGTCCGGAAGTGCTGTCCCATCATCCATGTACGCGCCCCGGAAGTCGCCGAGGCCCACGCCGAACGTCCACCTGATCTTGAACGCGATGTCGTCGTGCCCGAAATCACCCGTGAACGGGTCCTGCACGCCGGTGCCGAGCACCCGCGCGTCGGAGTCCTTCACGAAAATCTCCGGGTTCTCGTAGCCCTGGAGGAATCCGTACACGACCGCCGGGTCAGCATAGTTCGGCGACCGGAACAGGTACCAGGCCGTTGCCCCGTTCGTCAGGTCGAGCACGGGCAGCCACGGGTTCACAACGACGGTCGCGGCGCCGTATGCCGGGTTGAGTTCCGGCGATGGCGCGCCCGTGCCGAAGAAGTCCGAGCCCACGACCTTTGCCGAGTTGCAGATGGTCCGCGCCGTGAACTCCAACGCCGGCGGGACCACCAGGTAGAGCGGCCCGCCGTAGACGGAGACGTTCCCCGACGGGTCGGTCATGTTGCGAATCACGGAGACGCCGGTCTGCAGCGTCCCGATCGTGAGCGGCCCTGTCGCCGTCCCGATGTTGCCGTTGCCGCCGTTGAAGAAGCCGGCATTTGCGCACCACGCCAAGGTGAACAGGTATTCGTCGGTGTACCGCGCCGACCGGCCCCAGCTCGTCGGGTACCGCGCCAGAAGCCGCAGGTCGCGCTGGTCGCGCAGCCATGCCTCCCAGGAGAGGTCCCACTGGAAGCCGTACTTGTGGACCTTGAAGTCGTAGTGGTAGATGGTGGGATCGGCAGGCGGGTATTCGCCCTTCTCGGGGATCGGGTTGGGGAACAGCCGCGTTGACGTGATCCCGTAGTCGGTCGCCGTCTCGAAGGTCTTCCGGTCCTCACGGTACCCGATCGTCGGATACGTGAGTGGAAGCTCCTCGTCCATGTACCCCGTCATCACGCCGCGGTCAATGAGGTCGGCCATGAACGAGAAGTCCGCCACGGTCTGAACCTCGTTGACGCGCCGGTCGTTACGCCGGACGGCCTCCGCGATCCTGTTCACCGACAGGTAGCCACGAAGATCGTCGTTCGCGATCTTCTGCCCGAGTGTTGGTGCGCCCATCTGATGTGTCCCCTCTCTCTCGGGATGTGCTCCCGTTGTCGGCTTACCCGTAGGTGAACTCCATGATGAACAGGACGAGCGCGATCTCGGCCTCGGGCGTGGTGCGAATGAGCGTGCCCGTCAGCTCGATCAGCTCGTTCGCGACGAAGTCATCCACGGCGGTGTTGATGACCCCGACCGTCACGCCGGTGGCAGCGACGAACGTGCTGCATCCGTCCGCCGCACCCGCGACCGTATCCACCTTCGGCTTCGTCGTGAAGATGGAGACCCCGCCGATCTGCAGGTCCATCTCCAGGCTCAGCGGGTCGGTCCCGTCCGCGCCCGTCTCCCCGCAGTAGAACCCGGCCCGGCTGATGACGCCCGCCTCGCTGGGCATGAACACCACATGCTCCGCGATGGAGGCTGTGATGTCGGCCGTCGCGGCCTCGGTCAGCGCGAAGACGGACAGCACGACGTTGCGAATGTCGGGGATAAGCTTGACTGCGACCTGCACGGCCGTCCCGCTGTAGGCAGGCCCGTTGGCGATCACGACGCCGATGGGGATGCCGCCCGCCGCGGTGCAGTCCAGGTAGTCAGGCGCGGAGTCGTGGAAGTACACCACGTCCCCGATCTCGGCGTTGGCCTTGACGGGCAGCCACCAGCAGCCGTCAATGTTGACCGCCACGCCGACGCCCGTCTCATAGTCGCTCAGGGCGACCCCGATGATCTGACCAGCAATCACAAGGTCGCCGTTCGCGATCCCGGTATACCCCGCGCCGTACAGGGTGATGTTCGAGCCACCACCCTCGCTCGCGGCCTGCGCCTTGCTCCCGATGACGAACAAGTAGTCTGGTGCCGGTGTGGACATCGTTCATCCCTCCAGGGGAAAGAGTGTCACTCGTCTACTTCGCAGCCGCGACGCCGGGGCGCAGGATGTAAGGCACACCCTGCTCCTCGCACTGCCGCTTGTAGCTCTCCTCGCTATACTCGCCCGACTGGCCTGCGGCCTCCTGCGAGCGCCCAAGCCCGGAGACCCGCGTGCCCGCACCAGCCTCGGCCAGCAGCGCCTTCGCGTAGGCGGTCTCACGCTCGACCGCGACCTTCACCGCGTCGGCGAGCTTGTCGACCTCGACGACCTGCCCCGCGAACGACTCGACCACGCGCAGGCGAACAGGCGCGCTCAACGTGGCGTCGGCATCCACGATCGCGTGCACGGCCTCGGTCGTGGCCTGCGTCCCCACGATCAGGGTCAGCCGCTTGTTGCTTTCCTCCAGCGCCTCCAGCTTGCGGGCCGTCGCGTCGTCGCCAGGGGTCGGCTTCGCGGCCGCCGCGGCCTCCGTCACTGCATCCTTCCCGATCTGCGCGATGAGGTCCGGCCTCGCGGCCTGCAGCTCTGTGAGCGTGAGTTCCTTGATGTCCATCTCGTCGGTTCCTCCCTCGGTGCGCGATTCGAGGACCGTGCCCCAGGCGTTCCCCTCGGGCACAAAGTCCACTGAGTTGCACTTCGTGATCTCCTCGACGATCTGCGTCTTCTTCCCGTCAATCGTGCCCTGCTTGAACCGGATGAATGCGTCCTGAGACAAGCCGACCTTGCTCTTCGCAATCGGGTCCTGCAGCACCTCAAGGATGCGCGGGGAGTGGGCATGTGCGATCCCCTGCACCCGCCCGTCCACGGAGTGAACGGAACCATCGAGCAGTGTTGCAACCCACTCCCCGAGATCCCTGTGCCCGCGCGCTGTTTCATCTGCTGGGTGTGCGTGGTTGAGGTACATCTTCACGCCGTCATAGACTGCGCCTGTAGCCGCGGCGTCCACGGTCTCCTTCGGGTAGTACCGCAAGCCGTCCGCAGTCAGGCCGTGTACCAGGAACTCGACGGGGAAGTCGTTCGGGTCTCCGCCCTCCACAGGCTCGCCCGCGACCATCGGGAAGAACTCAAGCGTGCGCGCCGTCCCGCGCTCCAGCATCGTCACTCGCCTCCAAACGTACTGAGCTTCTCATACGCGATCCCGCCATCCCAGGGCTGCTCGGGAAGCTCGAAGTCATCGTCCGTCACGGGCAGCGTGTCACAACGACAGTTCGCGATCTCCTCCACTGGCCCACTCGGATCGCCCGGCTGCATGAGTTCACTGCCCCCAACGATGAACGGCTCGTCTATCCCCACGACCTGTCCGTGCGCCTCGATGTGAGAGTCCCGCGTCTTCCCGTCCATCGTCGAGAACCACTGCTTCCGCTCCACGCCGTTTCTGCCGAACGCGATCCGCTGCACCTCATTCTGCGCCGAGCCCGTCTCCGTCCGCGCGATGGCCAGCCCGCGATTAGCATACGTCGCCGGGAAGATCGCGTCAAGTTCTGCTGCGAGTTCGCGCGGTGAGAGGCCCTGCTCATAGAATTGCATCGAGAGCACCTGGTGGAGGTCGCCGAGCATGTTCTTCGTGATCTCGCCCGTGATCTTCTGACCTCGTTCCTGGAGCTTCGCCAGAAGCTCGGGGTCCCGCAGATGGAATGTGAACCCCTGCCGAATCGCGTTCGCACCCTCGCCCCGAGCCAACCGCTCGGCTACCGTCTCCCTGGGCGGAGTAGCCTCTCGCGCGCGCGCCTCGCCCGCACGGGCGCGCCGACGAATCTTCCGCAGGGCTATGGCCCCGCCCTCATCCGCACCCGCGAGCATTCCCCGGCTGATCGCCGTCAAGAGCGCGTCCTCATCGGGCCGCAGGTCCTCTTCCACCATCGTGAGCAGGCCGGGCTTGCCGGGAATCTGACCGCCCTGCCCCTTCAGCCACTTCCCGATCTTCGAGCGCCAGGGCCGAATGACTCGCGCCGTGATCTCATGCTCCGTGCGCAGCACGTTCTTCGACCGAGGCGCGGCCTCAGTGACCACACCCTCCGGTGCCGGCACGATTGCGGGAGCGCCCACCTGCACGATCTGCGGCGACTCCGGTGGAGGCGGCGGCTCAGGAAGCTCGCCGTCCGGGAACTGCTTCTCCATGACCTCGGCGATGTCGTTCGTGCCCAACGCCACATACGCCTGGTACGCAGCCTCGCGCTCGTCTATCAGCGTGCCCGAAGCTCCGGCCAACGCCCCGAGCAGAAGCGCCGTGCTCCCCGGCGTGTTCGGCTGCGCCGGCGGGAAGTCAACGTCCATGTAGGCATCAACGTCAGGCGAAAGACGAGGCATCGGGAAGTCGGCCCTCTCAATCGCCCGCCGCACCGCGTACTGACAGAGCGCCTCATACACCTGCTCCCACAGTGCCTGCCGAACCTCGATGCGCCAGATGGCAGGAAGCTCCATCGCAGTTGCCGTCGCCAGGTTCCCCGTGCTCGCGTCGCCATACCAGTGCTCGCCGAATCCGTGCGGCTTGATGGTCTCCAAGTGCGCAAGCCGGGCCGTGGCCTGCTGGTTGGACACCTGCCCCGTTCCCACGTTGACGGGCTCCATGCTTACGTTCTCGTTCTGCACCTGCACCCCGCCAGGGCCAGGGGGCGGATCGTGGTACATCCTCGCCGCGGCGTCTATGGCCGCCGCGCTCTTCGTCCGCATCTTCTTCGTCCAGGCGATCATGCTCAGCGCCTTCGTCAGCGTCGCCATGTCCGCCAGTGCCCGGGCGTGCGTCTTCGCCCAGTCGTAGGAGCGATATGCCTCAGGGATTCCGCGCAGCCCTGCCGTGTTCACCGCAACGTGGTAGACATGCGCCTCGGCGAGCTGAGCGCCAGCCTGCTGGATCAGGTCGAACGCCTCAGGGTCCTCACTCGGGTCCGTCTCCCCGAACGACCAGACGGGGTAGTATTCTACCGCGAGCTGCGACTCAGGCACCCAGGTCCGCGTCTTGAAATCGTAACGCCGCCGCACGAACTCCCGCTTGTAGAGGACGGGCTTCAGCCAGTTGCCAGGGTGCGTGATGACGTCGGTGATCTCCGAGGGGTGGAGCAGACCGAGCTTCACAACCGAATCTGCCTCGGACGTGTGGATCGTCACGAACAGCTCGCCGTCGAGCATGAATCGCAGGTCCGCGCGCTGCTGCGCCTGGATGCCGAGTAGAGCGAGCTGGTTATCCTCGTCCTCCCAGAAGCGGTTGACGACCTCCTGCACCTGCGGGTCCTGGCACTTGGGCGCGGCGATCCCCCGCCCGAACACCCCGCTCGACAGCAGGAACGCAGCCTGCGCCACATCCCCGTTCACCCACCACAAGCGCAGCGACTGTTCCCGCGCCTTGCGCAAGTCGGCCGCAGTCATGTCATAGTCGTTCGCCTGCCGCCCCGTGAGCGCCGTCCATCCCGCCGCGTCCTGCAGCATCTGTTGGGAGACCGCCGTGGAGAGCACCTCCGTGATCTGCGCGATGGACTGATCTATCCTGCGCTCCATCGCCCGACGCTCCACGATCCCTGCCCAGGGAAGCCTCATAGCCTACCTGCCCCCAATAGCTCTGCGGGCTCAAAGTCCGGGTACACGTCCTCAACGCCAACGACCTCGACCACCTCGCGCTGCCCGCGCTCCGCAATCCACAGGGCGCACAGGAGCGAGTCGAGATGGTCAACGTAGGTGCCCTGCCGCTTCTCCCAGCGCGCCGTTCGCATGGCCGTGAGAAGGGCGTCTTCGCCGGGCGGGATGGCGAGCCCTCCGCGCTCGACGATCATGATGGCATTCTCCATCAACCGCGACCGCGGCACCCGCCAGGCGTTGCCGTCCTGGTGCGGCTCGGAGCCGCCCGTGAACGTGATCGGGTACACGTCGCCCGACACGCTGCCCGCGATCCCCCACCCGAGGCCCGTCGAGTCTATCGCGATCCGCGCCCCGACCGCCTGCGCATCGCGCCCGATCTTCGCCGCAAGGTCCGGGGCCTCGATGCGCTCCGTCGCCCACTGCGAGATCACGCGGTAGCTGCCGCCCTCGACGCTGAGCATAGTCAGGACGGTGTTGTCCCGCCCCTCGCCCGCAACATCAACACCCAGCACCATCTGCCCCGTCCTGCCCTCGCGCCACCGCTCGGCGCAGAGGCGCACATGCTCCTGCCCGAACACCGCCGCACCCGCCACCGAGAACGAGCACTCATACTCCTGCTGCCAGTCCGCCAACGTCCAGTCCTGCCGCTCCGCCCTGGCCCACTCCTCATCGCGCCCGGGGTCCGCCCACCAGGGCAACAGCCACGCGCCCCATCGCTGCGCCCGAGGACTAACCCGCCCGACCTTCGCACCAGCGTACCCCGCCCGCCTGTCCTCGTCCGACCACATCGGATCAGCGCCGCCAGTCGCCCGCACCCAAAGCTCGTGGAACACGTCCCCCTCACCCTGGGGCGTGGAGATCACAACGATGCTCGATCCAGCCTTCTCGACGGCAGGCTTAACCGAGTTGTACATCTCCCGCTGCCACGCGCAGAGCGCGAACTCGTCGAACACCGCGTCCGTGGCCGTGTATGATCGGGCGCTGTCCGGCGCAGCCGACTCGCCCACGAATCGGCTCCCGTTGCTCAGCGAGAACTCAAGACTGTTGTTCGTGACGACGCGGGGCTTGCCGGGGTCGGTCGCTGTGGCCCACGCCAGGCGAGCCATGTCAAGGAGTTCCTTGGCTAACCGCTCCTTGCGCGAGAGGACGAGCACCGTGAGGTTCGGCTTGCAGATCGCGCGCCGCGTTCGCTGCATCATCACCGTCGTCGAGAACCCGATCTGCCGCGCCTTGCAGGCAATCATCGGCCCGCCGCGGTCGAGGTCGAGAATCACGTCGCGCTGCCATGGGTGGGGGATGAATGTGGTCACATCGCCGTTGGCCGTCTTGATGCACGGACGGTTGAGCTCAATCCACGACAGGGTGTCATCATCCGCAACACGCCGGGCACGGCGCACGATCTCAGCGCGCGCCTCCTCTGATGTGATCTTCTCAGCGGCCACCAGCGTCATGCAGGGAACTCCTCGCCCGTGCTCTCAAGCGTCGCGCGCTGCCCCGTCATCGTCTGCCAGCGGTTCACCGTCACGTCCACATACCGCGGCTCGATCTCCACGCCGAAGCACCGCCTACCCAACCGCTCCGCCGCGATCAGCGTCGAGCCGGAGCCGAGGACGTTAGGGTTCTCGGGGTGAGGCTTGAGGTCCGCGATCCGCAGCACCGCGAACTCGGCCTCGCCGTTACCCCTCGCCGTCTTCTTCCTCTGGGACGTGCCCATTCTGCGCAATCCTCACAAGCACTTCGAGTGGCTGGTCGTCAAGGGGCTTCGGGGTCTCGTCTACGATAGCTACTCGCTGCGTCACGACGCCCTGGAGCGCGGCCTTGTCCTGCATGGTCTTCTCGATGAGCTTCAGGAACGCGGCCTTCGCGTTCCTGTTGTCCTTGCACGCAGCATACTCCTGCCAGCACGTCGCGATGATCTCCTCGTAGCCGATCACCGTCTCGTTGTATGCGTCTATGATCCCCTCGCCCTCGGCCGCCTGCACGACGGCCTGGGCGAACTTCCGCACCACGGACTGCACGGTGCGCCGCTCCACGCCGAATTGCCGGCCAAGCTCCGACCAGTTCTTCTGCCCACGGCACCACAGGCGATAGGCGGTCTCTGCCCAATCGGGCACAGGCGCGGCCCGCATCTTCTCTTTCGGGGCGGATGGAGGCTTCCTGGGTAAAGCAGCCACGGCACTCCCCTCCGCCGCCAGAGTAGCCCTCACGGGCTGCTCTTGTCAAGTTCTCAAACGAAAAGCGCCCTCGTGTTAAGGGCGCTTTTTACACTGTTACTGAAAACTCACAAAAGCGGAGGCTAAAGAGTCTCCCTCGCGCGTGAGGGTTAAGCGCGGCGATCACGGGGCGAAGACCATCCGTTCCCGCCTCTGCCGTATCTGCCAGTTGATGCGCGCCTGAACGCCGTCGCAGAGCGCGATGACCAGATCGCGCTTCGCATCGTCCGATAGCGCCCGGAACTCACGCAGGAGCAGTATCTCCTGCTGGTCGTGCTGACAGATGAGCTTCGATGATCGGCTTTCCTTCGTCAGCTCATCGAGCCGAACCCCGAACGCGGTGCACAGGCGACTCAACGTCTCCGGCTTCGGTGTATAGCGCGCGGCCTCCACATTTCCGACCGTGAGGCAGTTGCCGAACCCGCAGAGCTGCTGGAGGTGAGCCTGGGTCCAACCATGCTCCGCGCGCAGCGTCCGCACATTCTGGCCGATGGTTCGCCGCTGCTCGTCAGTGAGACGCGCCGGCTTAGGCATGATCGCTGTCCCCCTCGATGGCGGGCTTCTCCTCCGCCCGGCTGATCTTCGACGACTGTACGCAGGCGCAGATCACGACGACGGTGCAAGCGGTACCGGCCAGCAATCCGACGACCAGAGCTGCGATCAGCTCGCCCAGAGTAAACACCATCGTCACACCTCGCTCTCATCAGATTTCGGACGGACCTTCTGTCGGTCCAGCGGATCACGTGGACGAGAGCCCTTGCCTGTGCCCAGCGGTGGAGGCCCCATGTTTGGCAGGCACAATCGCTCGAACTCGTCCGCGGAATGCGCCACCCCGACGACCCAGCCCTGCTTCTGCCACTCTGCAAGCTCGCGGGCCTGCAGCACGGTGGGCCCTCGCCCCGGCTGCTTGACCTCCACGGCGAACGCGCGACCGTGGTAGGAGCCGATCAGGTCGGGGGCGCCGGCCACGGCGTAGGCGGTGCCGTGGAGTTTGTAGACCTTGCCTCCAGATTCCACGACGCGCTTCTTGATAGCGGCGACGATGCTCTTCTCCAGCATGGTCAGTTGCTCCTCCCCTGCAGGTCGGCGACCTCGCGGCGGCGGCCCAGTTCCTTGGCGGCAATGTGGGACAACCGAGCAAACTCCGGTTTTGGGTAGAGCGCATAGAAGCAGGCAATGAGGTCAAGCTCCAGGTCCGGCACCTCATGCCACCAGTTCTTCCGCCAGTTCGTGACGGCCAGTGAGACGAGCGTACCAAGGACGAAGGCCAGTGTAAGCCACAGGACGATCATCGCGTCACCACCCAGACTCGTCGGATGTGCGTCACGTTCCGTAGGCCATGCCCCGCGTACAGGTCAACCCATTCAGTGGCCCCAAACGACAACGCCTTTCCGCGATTAGCGCGACTGCCCGTGTCTTCGACGCGCCGCAGGGTCATGCCCGTAGGCAAGTCCACCAGGACGTAGGACCACGGCACCTGGTCGCGTCGGATCATCGAGCGAGTGCACTTGTCGAACTTCCATCTCGGGATCGGGACGCCCAGCATCGCCGCAGAGAGTCCAATCTTCGGGACAAGCCCGCTGGCCGCATGGGGTTCCTTCTTCCCGGTCATCGGGTCCCATTGTAGGGCGCACTCCTCTCGGGCGTAGTGCGTGATCCACGCGAGCTTTGCATTGGGGCTCTGTGCGAGCAGAGCCTCGTACCCATCTCGCTGCCAGTCGGACAGCGGGCCATAGTCACCGGCCAGCGCCTTCTCCGCCACCCGCAGATGCGGGGGCTGGCCTGGCGCGAGAATCATCGCGATCAGGAGGCCGATCATATCATCACCGCCATGTTGGTTGCCGGGGCGCAGATGCAGAGCGTCTCCCTGGCCCGGGTCATTCCGACGTAAAACTGCCGGACGATGTCATTCCGCCCGCGATCTCCGTCTGACCACCACTGCCCGTAGCCCTGGTAACTGAGGTCCGGGCAAATGATAACGCTGTCGGCCTCGCCCCCCTTCACCGAGTGGATGGTGCCCACCGTGATCTTCGGATCCTCCTGGAGCGCGGCGAATCCATGCTGCGCCACGCAGTGCAGCGCGAACTTCACCACATTCAGCCTGCTATGCTGTACGTGGGCCTCGAACCAATCGAGGTCGCCGTCCATCGCGGCGCTGAGGTCCTCGTGGGAGTTGAACGTCTGCGCCATGCGCGTCACGATCTGCGTGCCGGAGAGGTTGTTCGGCCAGTCGGTCAGCTTCTTCTTCTCGCCGCGACGGAGGACTTTCGTGGTGATCCCCAGCCAGTCCCGAGCTTCCTCTGTCGTCCACAGCCGCGGCGAGCCGGGTTGCAGGGGTTCAAGGAACGCGAGCAGGGCACTCACGCTGCTGCCTTCGCCGCGGCGCGAGAGTGGATTCCAGTCCCCGCGCTCGCGCCTGTACCTGTTGGCGAACGGCGTGCCCGACTCCCGGAGCGCGGCGACTACATCGCGCAGCATGTAGGCGCAGCTCGCCAGGATCATCACCGTGCCCCGCTCAGCCAGTTCCCGCGCCAGGTCCGCCACCTCGTTCGCTCGCCGGAACGTGATCCCCGGGCGCTCCACGCTGCCCTCAGCGTCGCGCGCCTGGTACGTCACGTCGTCCCGATTGGATATCTGCCCGATCCACGGGAGCGCGACCTCGACCACCGCCCTGGGCACGCGGTAGCTCTGTTCCAGCACGATCTTCCTCTCGGGCGCATTCTCGATGAACCAATCGGGGTCAGCGCCCGCCCAGGTGAAGATCGCCTGGTCGGGGTCGCCAGCGGTGATGAGCCGCTCGCAGGGCTCGGCCCACTTCTGCACAAGTGCCCATTGCAGGCGGCTCGTGTCCTGGGCCTCGTCCACGGCCATGACCATCGGGCACTGAGGCGCTTCGTCCACGTCGCGCAGGGCGTGCTCAATGAGATCCGTGAAGTCGAGCGCCCCGGCGTCCTGCTTGAACGACTCCCACACCTCCGCGAATGCCAGCACCTCCATGTTCGGCCACTGGTCGCGGGGTAGCATCATGTTCCGCAGCCTGCCATACTCAGCCAGCATGGCCTCGCCCCGGTCCTGCACGGCCACGCCCGACTCCAGGTCCTCCACAGGACGGCAGGCGCCGAACTGGAACGCTGCGTGCTCTTGGTTAAACGCGAGGAGGGCTTTCCGATCCCCCTCGATGATTGCCGGATGCTGAAGAGCCGAGAAGGCAAAGCTGTGAAGAGTGCCGACGTTCCCGCTCGGGAGCGTGGTGTCCCGTCCGGCAAGCTCCGCGGCGGCCGCTCTGGTGTGAGAGATGGCGACGACGAGGTCGGGGCCCACCAGCTCGGCGTTGTGTTTGAGGGCTCGGGCGAGGGCGGTGGTCTTGCCTGTCCCTGGCGGTCCGATGATCCTATCCTCTGCTGCCACGGTGGCGTCTCCGTTTACAGGGTTTACAGTTGCTTTACACTTGGCGACGTGCCACTAATCCTACTCCTGATTGAGCGTTTACACTTTTACGCTTTTACACGCAAGTTTCGATGCTCGAAAACTTTCCTCGCGCGCGCGGGCGCATAGGGGGAACGCAAAGTGTAAACGTCATTCCAGCGGAAGCTCGGATGTCTCCGATGGCCCTGCTCGATGGGGCACTCCCCAGAACCGTTTTGTCGCCACTCCCTTCTTTCCAGCACGCACCCCGTGGACTGCCGTGTCTGCTCCTATGGCGCGCAGCCGCCGTAGTAGGTCCTTCCGCTCCCAACGCAGGTCATTGCCCCGCATCCAACTTCGCAATGCGTCGAGCCGGAACCACAGGCGTCCGTCCCGGATGAACGGATGGTCGGCACTCTCCACGATCTGACCTGGGGGAATGGTCTGAAGTCGCATGTCCTCTGTGAAGCTGGCGATCAGCCCGTTGATCTCACCGTCGAGCGTAGCCTCCGGGTCGCCGACGATCTCCTCGGCCGCCGCGGCGATGGCGTTGGCGAGGTCCCGCCAGGTCGTGCCGCCCTTCTTCGAGGTTGCCGGGATGGGCCGAGGCGCGCGCTTGGTGAGGTCGAACATCCTGCCGGCAACGTAGCCCTGCTGGAGCATCTTCTCTGCGGGGACCTCCACGCAGCGGCTGTCAACCCAGAGCCTGTAGACTCCAGGTGGCCCCGTGATGAGTTGGACGTTCGCCAGGGGCACGTCGAGCTTGTCGGCAATGGCGGCGATCTTCGCGTCGCGCCCGGCGGTAGGGTCTGTGATCGCCGCCTGCTTCTGGTGCTGCTCGCGGGCCGTCTTGATTGTTCGCTGGTAGTAGTCTGGCCTGTCCTTCGGGAGCTTCTCTTTGTTGCCGAACCGCTCGCGGTGGTGGGCAAGGGTCGCCGTGATCTCCCGGTCATTCCATCCGGCCACGACGAGCTGATCGGCGAGGCTCATGTCCCACTGGCTCAGGCTCTTTCCCGCCAGGTCCTTCCGCCGATGGTGGATGGTATCGGCGAAGTCCTCGCTGATCTGCTCCAGGGCGTTGTACTTCTCCCAGGGCACGCCTGGCGCCCGCTCTTGGGGCACGTCCCTCTCAGCTTCCTGCGTGGCGCGCGTAGCAGGCCCAGGAGAGGCGTTGGGCTTCGGGGGCGTCGTTACCCCCATCTGCGCAGCCAACAAGCCCTGGGCGGCCACA